GTACCACCAGTACCACCAGATACGTTATTTACTTCTCTTACTGAATTTATTTTTGCTCTTGTAGCAGCATATTGAATTGTTTTATAAGGTAATGATTCTGAACCTGGGTTATCATCTGAACCACTTGGAGAAACCCATAATACGTTTTTACCTGATATACCACTCCATTTTACATCTAGTCCATCAGTTGTTAAAACTGAACCAGGCATACCAATAGGTAACCTAGATACACCACCTGAACTTTCAAATAATAAATCTCCTCGTGTAGTTAATACAGCGGCAGTATCTCCTTGAGCAAGAATTGTCCAAACAGTTGCGTCTGAACCAGGAGTAATATTTGTTTGTTGATCTTTTAATTGTATGTATGAATTTGAAGAATATCTAACTACATCACCTATATTGTATGCTGTAGAAGCGTCATAAGTACCTCTCCAATTAAATCCACCAACTACTTGTTTCCAATAAGTTGAATTTACAGTTCCGTCTGTATTAGAAGGTCTTTGATTAGTTGCGTCTAAAATACATACGTAAGAATTACCACCATACTGAATTGTATCACCAGTTTTGTATGTTGTTCCGTGAGCATATACACCTTCGGCATTAAATCCAGTTGTTACTACATCCCAATATGAATTGTCAGCAGGAGTTTGTCCTGCAGCTTCTTCATCATTAATATACACATAAGAATATCCACCGTGAGTTACGACATCACCTTTTGAGTAAACCGTACCTGCGTTGTATGAATCTTCAAATTGTAATCCTTCAGAATAAATAGAAAAGTTTGCCTGAGCGAAATCATCTGTTGTTGCACCTGAAGTGTGAGCAGTTGTACATCTGTATTGGTAAGAACCAAATTTTACAATATCATCTAATCTGTAATAAGTTGTTGCAGCCCAATCGCCTCTAAATGCTAAACCTTCACTATAAAGTGAAAAGTTTGCTAAATCTATATTAATATCACCACCAGAAGCTGATGTGTGTTCAGTAGTGACTCTGTATGTTCTTCCCCCATACTTAACTAGGTCGTTTAATCTGTATTGAGTTGAATCAGCGTAATCACCTCTAAAAGTGATACCGTCTGAATATTGTTCAAAGTTTGATTGGTTTAAAACTGCACTTGAAGATGTATGAGCAGTTGTAACTCGGTATTGTTTACCACCATAAGATACTAGGTCGTTTAATTTGTACCAAGTTGCGTCTGCATAGGCACCTTTAAAGTAAAATGATTCACCGTGTAGTTGCCAGTTTGTTGTGTAAGTTGCAGGAGATGTGTAAAAAATATTTTCGTTGTTTGGTGATGTATGATTTGCTATACAAACATACGAATTACCACCGTATTTAACTATATCGTCAATTATATAACCAGTGCTGGTTGTCCAATCACCTCTCCATTTAAATTTAAGTCTACCTAGTTTAAAATCTGCCATTTGTTTCCCTAATTACTTATTTCTATACTGCACTTTGGTAAGTAGTAGTTGATGAACTTGCCGTTGTGTCTTCAAAAGTATCAAAATCGTCTGAACCTTCAGCGTTTCTTGTTACTCCTGCGTTTGATCGTTTTACTAAATCTCCACTAGTATTATTTATAAGAAAAGTAGTGGTAGGATTTACTGAAAAATTAATTTGTTGAAATCTATCACTATCATTATTGAAGTATCTTTTTTTAACTTGTCCTACTACAATACTTAATCCAGTCTTTGGTATTAGTGTAAATGTAACTACTGTATTATTGACTAAAGTAAAGTCAGAAAATGGTACTTGTTGAACACCGTCTAAAAATACTGCAATCCTTGACTCATTTAACACAGGTGTTCCTATTGTAAATTCAAATGCCGTACCGTCTGAAGTAAAATAGTTGACATCAAACATCTCTAGTCTTTCATCTACATAATCTGTTTCTCCTCTTCCAACAAAATCAGACTTACCATCTTCATAAAATTTTGATACTTCAATAGTTTCATTACCCTTGTTAGGGTTTATTGAAGTTAAGTATAACATACCCTCTTTTGTTCGTCTAATTCCGTTAAAAGATTTCTGTTTTACTGAAGCTGATGGTGTGTGATCTACTAGATATGGCATTTTTCTATATTTATATTATTATGTTAATTCAAGGATACTTGCGTATGCCTCAACATCTACTGAAGACGAATCAGGATTTGCGTCAGCAACTACTCTAACAATATCGTTAGCCTCTAAATTAACTGGTTTGTCTAAAGTCAATGTATTGTTTGGCGGAACCTCTAAACTTTTACCTATATGATAAAAAGTAGAACCACCATCGGTTGTAACTTTTACATTTACAGTAGCACTAGCACTTGTACTTTTATTTGAAATATATAATGCGTGAATTACAGCGGTTGCACTTGCACCAGCGGTAAATAAATTACCAGCGGATGTATCCACAACTGGAACTGTTATTCCTGCATTTTTAAATGTACTTGCCACTTAATTATCCTCCAAATACTATAGCGTATGCTAAAGCATCGCCATCCATTGCTACATCACCATCTGCGTCTGGAAAAGTTATTGTTCTATCTCCTGTAGGTTCTGCAACCGTTATAGTTGTTTCGTATGCGTTCTCCTGATAGCCTTCAAAAACTAAATTTGCACCGTTTAATGTAATATCATTACTAGTTACGGCACCTGCATTTGTAACTGCCTGTAAAGTTACAGCACCAGCACCACCAACTTCTTTTACAACACCACCAGATGTTTTAGTATATAACTTACCATCGGTAACATTCATTGCCAATTCGTGTACTTCTAAAGCAGCAGCACCTGGAATTTGACTCGGTGTTTCGGATCTTTTTGGTTTAATTACTGTTGCCACTAAAAGTTTCCTCCATCAACAGTTACAATTTCAACTTCACCTGAAGTTACTTGAAAATTGTCTGAGGTAAATGAAGCAACACCTTTATTAGAAGTAGAGGCATCCTCACCTTCAACCTTGATAGTATTATTATCAACGATTGTGTTAATACCTTCTCCTGCTAAAAACTCTAAATTTTGTTCTAAATAAACTCTACCTGTTGTTGAAGATTCATCTGTTAAAGTAATAAATGGATTTGCCAATTTACTAGTTGTTATTGTGTTGTTTGCAATCATAGAATTAACAACACCTAATGCCTTAACTCTTAATGCGTCTGAATTTACTTCTATTGAAGAATCGTCAACTTCTACATCTAAAGTATTTCCACTTTTACTTAAAGCTGCACCTGCAGTTATTTGACCTGCACCAGAAAATTGTGCTACATCTAAATCAGTTGTTCCAAATGTTGGAGCGCCTGTGTGTGTAAATGTGTAACCGTTATTAGCGTTAACAGCACCTTCTTCAACAAATACGAAAGCACCACCTGATAATTCTGATGGTTGATCTTCCGGAGTTGCTCTTGTTAGTACCCAAGGATTTGAAACATCACCAAGTGATGTTAAAGTGTAGATACCGTTTTGAGTAGCATCTGTTTGATCTTTAACTAAAATTCTATCACTTAAATTTGTTGCGAGAGTATCTAATGTTAATGTTCCGTTTGATGTTGATGTTAAAGTTGCACCTACACCAGCAGTACCATTTGAATAAGTTGCTGTTAAGTTACCTGTTGTTGCAAGTTTACAAGATGGTTTAGTATCTAAACCTTGTGCAACTTGGTCAACGTAAGTTTTATTTGCAAGTGAATTATCTCCAAAACCTGCTCTATCTTCATAACCTGATGGTACAATTACTGTACCAGTACCGTGAGGTGTTAAATCAATATCTTTATTACCTGCTGTTGTAGTAATTGTTTGACCGTTGATTGTAATATCATCTACAACTAAAGAAGTTAATCCTGCAAGGTCAGTTTCAGTTGCACCTAAAGTTAAAACTGAAGTACCTAATGTTGTTTGAGGATTTGCTATATTAGCATTTGTAATTCCAGCAGAACCAGATAAGTTAGAATTTGTTAATGCTGTAGCAGTTACAGTTACAGTATTGTCTGTAACCGTTTGTGTCATACCACCTGTACCTAAAAAATTTAAAGTTTCTGAAGTATTGTATTGGTCTGTACCTGTATCACCTGCTAAATTAATAAATTGATTAACAGTATCAAAATCTAAATTACCTGAACCGTCTGTTTTTAAGAACTGACCAGCAGTACCATCACCATCAGGTAAAATAAAAGTTTGAGAATTTGTTACTGCATTAGGAGATTTAATTCCTATAAAGTTACTACCGTTATTAGTACCTTCGTTAAATCTAATTTCACCACCTGTTGTTAGTGAGTTACCTATATTGATTGTGTCTATTGCTAAGTTAGCGTCTGCTGTAAGTGCTGAATTACCTGTTAGAGTACCTTGTACGTGGTCTAACATATCTGTAAAATACTGACCTCCGATTACTGATACATTATTTGCGTCACCGTTACCGTCAACGCCACCTTCACCAATAAAAATTCTATCTCCAAGATTGCCTTGTGTACCTGTTCCATAAGTATATGCTAATTCACCAAGTTTAAGTGTTGCTGGTGCTGAAGTAGATGAACTTCTTTTTATCTGTATTACTGTTGCCATATTTACTCTCTAAAATGTTCCGCCGTTAAATGTTAAAGTTCCAGTAGTAGTAACAATTTCGTTTCTACTTACGAACTTACCATCACTAGCTCTGTATTGCAATAATGCACCATCATTTAAAGAACTTACGTCAACATCACCTAATAATTTTAATGAAAGAGAACTGTTTTGAAGTGAAGTACCTGAAGGCAGGGTTACTGAAACTTTTTTGGGTCCGCTTCCAGTAGAAGCATTAATC